TGGGATGCTATTACTTCTGCACTGAAAGACTATGCTGATTATGGTGATGAAGAGGCAACGATTGCAGACTCGATTGATGCAAAGATCACCACTATCTTTAACCTGACTAAGTGAACCAAATGCCAACATTCTTTTGCACTACTCTCAACCGACAAATTGCCTATGGTGATAATGCTTACTATTACCTGGAAGATGATAAAACAATGACTGTTGTTCCTTATCATTCTCAGGATGGTATTCTATGGAATGAGAGTGTTACTTATGATCCGAATGTAGGTGCATCTGATTGTAACACAACAACCGAATGTGAAACTGCTCTTTCTCTTCTTTCTGCAACAAAATGATTCTCCTTGCCCCTGAAAATCACGGTGCTGTTTATACCATTGACAGCGAAGGTAGTTTGTATTTTATGCCAAAGTATTCGAACGGAACAATTAACTTTGAAGAGATTACTGAGGTGACTGATGTAGATGAATTGGACGAGGAAAATGTAATGGAAATTCACTCTAAGTTGATTCAGATGATGAAGTCAATCGGTGAGTATTATCAACAATAGCGGGCCCTCTAAAGTGTTCTAGTAGTATGAAAGCAATCATCCAAAACGACTTTGCAAAGAATGATCCAGCAGTTCAAATTGCAATCAATTCTTATATGCTCCAACTTCAAAAAGAAGAAGCATACCGTAACAAAGTTCGCCAAGGTTTAATTACTCCAATCCCTCAAACTACCTGGAACATTTCTGATAAGGACTGAAACACAATGCGTAAGATCGAAACCCAAATGTTGACTGCCATTCATAACAATCAGAACTGGCAATCTGCAAACACTGTTGTTACCTATACTGAAGAGAATAACCTCTCTACTGTATATCTTCACGGTAATAAGATTGCAGAGATTGATGATACTTCTGTTGCAGTATTTGATGGAGGTTGGGAATCTAATACCACTAAATCACGTCTCAATGTTATCATCAATGAGTTCTGTAATGCACTGACTGATGGTATATTTCAAAAGCAAAATGTTTGGTATGTTCGTGATAATAATGAAGTGACAATGTGGCAAGGTGCTTATCGTTTCGTATGAGAATCTTCTTCACTGTTCTTGTTATTGTACTAGGTGCAAATCTAGGGATTCAGTTACTTGATTCCAATCTAGTTAAGATCCTAGAAGAGAGAAAAGAAACCATCGAAAGAGTAAGACAAACACTCTAATTCAGTTAGATCTATTATAGTTACTCAGGGGAGACTTCATCCCCTTTTTTAATGTTTTTATACTGAAATAAGGTTAAAAAGGTAATAAAATGGATTAAAAATGTAATTAAAAATATAGCTGAGAGTTTTATTTGTTTGATAATTATTGTTATCAATCTGAGATAATGATACGAATTAATATCATAATATGCACTCTAATCGTCTTTATATTGTTGTAGATGAGTGCTTGTAATTGTCTTTATATTCTTATAAATGAGTGCTTGTAATTGTCTTTATATTCTTATAAATGTGCTGAGACCTTGTGATCTAAGCGAGCATAACATAACGACCGCACTTTGTCAACTCCCAGGGTCACAAAATCCCCACAATCCCCGCACAAAAATACACAGAACCCTCATAAATATCCCAAGACTACTTGACAACAATTCCCGACCATCTTACAATACTTACAGTAACACACACGGAGAGACTTATGTCAGTTGCTTATCACCAGGCACAGAAGCAGCGTTATAGGGTCACTCTAGAGCTTACAGTACTTGATGACTTTGACCCACACCAGATTGACTGGAAGGAGTTATTTAAGCTTGAAGGTTCTGAACAGTGTGAAGCATATGTAGAGGACTTAAGTAGACCTGACCGTTGGTGAGTTACTATTACTGGGCCCTGTAAAGTGTCATAGTAGTATAAGAACGATCTCACTAAATGACCACCACTTTCCAAACCGATCTCACCGACACCACTTATAACGGGTGGACGAATTACGAGACCTGGAATGTTGCTCTGTGGATCAACAATGAAGAGGGTTTGTATGAATTTGCACGTGAGTGTGGTGATTATCAAACCTTTGTAAATTATCTCTATGAGTATTATGGTGTGAAGGAAACAAAGGACGGAGTTAAGTTCAACGATCCGAAAGTTAACGTGATTGAGATTAACTCTGACGTGTTCGATTTCTAGTCTTAAGTAACACTCACTCCTGCCGTATGAGTATAAACTAGGCACACACAGTTCACTACACTTTTCTTTCGTTATTATGTCCAAGTCCGTGATGCTTTCCCTTCTGGGTCGTGCTAATACTGGCGACGAACTTCTGCAGATTCTTGATACTCTCACCACTGATGAAGGTATCAACGAACCGACTGCAGATCCGATCGAGTTCTGATAACATAGTGGGGGCTCAGTGGTTGACACTTTGCCCCCTTATGTGTTAGACTCAGAGTAACACCGTGATCGCAGTGTTTTGCGGTTGGGGGTTATATCGTCGTGGCGGCGTGATAAAAACCCCTAACTACCCTAACCTACAGAGGTGACAAAACGCGCTCTCAATATCAATCTCAAAAAATTTTTCCGGAAGTATTATGAGTTCTCTAAACCCCCTTCGAGATCGACGGAGACGCCCATATTGGAATTTCTGGAAGGTAGTATTAGCGGGCTGGATGATAAGATATCCGCGCCCGTTTTTTATTGCACTAGGATTTTGTGTAGTGCTGATATATAATGCAGTATCAAAATAAGATTGAAAGAAAAAATTTCCGGAGATATTTTTATGACTGCAAGGGAAAAGGTATATCACATCTATGCAAAGGATCGGTGTTTATTTCATTCTGTGAAAGAGGATGAGTTTAGAATTACTTGGAATACATTGAAAGGGATGGTTGGACTTATGCAAACTGATTATACAGTTGATGATTTGACATATGAGGAGTTAACAGTAAACAAGGAGGCACAGAACAACTCATCATATTGACAAGGACTATATACACTGATAGAATTGAACTTGAAGGTTATTCAATCTTATGGCTAAAGGATTTACAGTAAAGACAGTACCCCCACAGAAGAGCTCAGAACCTACCTGGGATATCGATGCAATTAAAGAAAGGATGCGTGGAAAGTCCATTGTATTCTGTTTACCTGGTAGAGGATGTTCTTATATTTTTCTGAAGAACTTTGTACAACTGTGCTTTGATATGGTACAGAATGGTATGAGTATTCAGATTAGTCAAGATTATTCTTCAATGGTTAACTTTGCACGTTGTAAGGTACTTGGAGCAAATGTTCTAAGGGGACCGAAGCAAGTACCTTGGGATGGTAGACTAGAGTATGATTATCAATTGTGGATTGATAATGACATTGTATTTGATACCAATAAGTTTTGGCAATTGTGCGATCTTGCGATTAGCGAAGATGGCACAGAACGTGAAATTACTGCTGGTTGGTATGCAACGGAAGATGGAAGTACTACATCAGTTGCACATTGGCTTGAGGAGGATGATTTCCGTAAGAATGGTGGAGTGATGAATCACGAAACTGTTGAAACGATGTCAAAACGGAAGAAGCCATTCACGGTTGATTACACTGGTTTCGGATGGGTATTGATTAAGAAGGGAGTATTTGAGAATCTCGAATACCCTTGGTTTGCTCCGAAGATGCAAGTCTTTGAATCTGGCAGTGTGCAAGATATGTGTGGTGAGGATGTCTCATTCTGTCTTGATGCCAAGGAGCAAGGTTTTGAAATTTGGTGTGATCCTCGCATTCGCGTTGGGCACGAAAAGACTCGTATTATTTGATTTGGAGGTTTATTAAGATGGCTAAAGGTGGTGCTAATAAGACGGTGTTTGAACCCGGAGCTCCTAAGAAAACTCGTCAAGGGCGATCCCCTCGTACACTTCTTTCAGCGACTTCTCGCAATGGACGTAAAAAGAAGTATAGAGGTCAAGGTAAATAGATCAGTTACACTGGTTTTATGCCTTGCTTAATTACGAATTTACCTGCTGTTGAAGTATGGGTTCGTAAAGAATACTTAACAGACCATCAAAGTGGTCATGGTGAATATGTTAAGGGCGTTTGGGTGTCGTGTAAGTCGATACCTGGACGCGCTTTTTATTTTGAAACATATTTACCAGAATATGCAGCAATGTATGATAAGTTGCCGATTAGCGCGTTTTTATCTCGTCCAGAACTTCCTGATCCTGATATGGATCTTGCAAATTTACAATTTTGGAATTGTATGGACTATGGAGTTGTAAGTATTAATAAAAGATTTATTGGAAGTATGGATTTTGAGTGCTATACTCGTGATCATGGTATTCAGAAAGGTACATATGTTTGTACCATTGATAATTATCACCATGACCCAGACTATGTTGACTGGGCTACAAGTGAAAATCCTGCTGAACACAAGTCTCATAACCTAATTGAACTTAATAATGGGCAGTATGCACTGTATCCAAACAACCGATTACGTATTTTTGATAATAGTTTGACGCCGATTGATCCAAAAATGCCTGATTTTAAGGTTTCAACTCAATATTATCAGGTTGAAAATGGTTTTGAGCGTCTTGGAATGGGTCGTGAGGACGAATATTTCTGGAAAACTTCTAAAGAACGGGATAGCAACCCCGTAAAAAGTTCTGATCTAACAAATCAGGAGTAAAAATGTCAAATTTACCAGTAGATCGTGATGCAAACTATATGAGAGAGATGTGGGGAACCACAAAATTAGTTACAGATTATGGTTCAATGCAACCAAATAGTGATTTTTTGGATAATTTAGCAAATCATCAGCATCAAAAGATGCTTCGTGAGATTGCAAATGATGATATGACACCTAAAAAACACGATTTTGTCCATCAAAAAGAAATTCATGAGAAAATTCGTAATGATGAAGACTATGATGACTGGGAATATGGTACTGAACCCATTCCTCTGACTGAATTTTAGTTCAAAATGACCCCTAAATAAGATAGAATTCTTATTTTTGTAATTTCTAATGCCGTTACAACGGGTCAGTCAAGCTTTTAAGGATATTAGTATGTCATTTCAGGTTAATCCCCTGAATGATGACTTAATTGCCTTGAATAATGCGAATGCGATTGCCCGTTCAATTAGAAATATTGTCTTTACGACACCTGGGGAGAAGTTTTTTGATCCAAATTTTGGATCTAACATCTCCCAATCACTTTTTGAGAACATTGACGACATATCAGCACTTGCAATACGCGATGAAATTGAAAATTCCATTCGAAATCATGAGCCAAGAGTCGAATTGATTGATGTTGTCATTGAACCTAACTATGAATTTAATGAATTTAATGCAACGATTTCTTATAGAATCATTGGAATTGACATTCCACCGCAACAATTAGAATTTCTCTTGCTGCCAACACGATAAATGCCACTTCAGAACTTTACTGGTCTTGATTTTGACCAGATTAAAACAACACTTCGAGATTATCTAAAGTCTAACTCCAATTTCACGGATTATGACTTTGAGGGGTCGAACCTGTCAACAATTCTGGACGTGTTGGCATACAACACTTACATCACTTCATATAATGCCAATATGGTATCAAATGAAGTGTTTTTGGACAGCGCAACACTGAGAGAAAACGTTGTTGCTCTTGCGAGAAATATTGGATATCTTCCTAGATCAAAGAAGTCTTCTAGATCTACAATTAATTTCTTTGTAGACACCTCAAATGTCTCACCAACGCCCTCTTCCTTGACCTTGAAGAGGGGTTCAGTCGCTTCTACGGGGAATCAGTTCGGTGGGCAGTCATTTGTCTTTAGCTTGAGCGAAGATAAGACAGTTCCAGTCATCGATGGAGTCGCAGAATTTGATGAATTGGAAGTTTATGAAGGATCTCTTGTAAATCAGTCCTTTGTAAAATCAGATAGAAATTTACAACAAAGATTTATTCTCAATAATAGCGGAATTGACCTTGATACGCTTAAAGTTTCAGTAAAAGAGAATGCATCTTCTACAGTTTCGGTAAAATATACAAAACAAGAAGATTTGTTTAGTGAAACTGCAGGAACAACAGTAACTGGATCCTCACCAATCTACTTTGTTCAAGAAATTGAAGATGAGCAATATGAATTGGTGTTTGGTGATGGGATTTTTGGCAAAAAACTCTCTGATGGCAATGTTGTTGAAGTTTCTTACATTGTAACGAACGGTGATTCTGCAAATGGTGTCAGTAGTTTGGCATTTAGTGGCAGATTGACTTATGTAAGAAACTCTATTGAGTATGTTGTTACAAGTGGCATCTCTTTGATCTCTACTTTTGGCCCATCAAGTGGTGGAGAACAGATTGAGAGTGTAGAATCAATCAAAAAGTTTGCTCCCTATCAATATTCTACTCAAAATAGAGCATTAACCTCAAATGACTATGAGGTTTTGATTCCGAATAAGATTTATCCCGAAGCTGAGTCAATTTCGGTATTTGGTGGAGAAGATTTAGTTCCACCACAATATGGAAAGGTCTTTATTAGCATAAAACCAAGAAATGGTGACTTTGTACCAAACTCAATCAAAGAAAATATCAAAAGAGATCTTAAAAAGTATGCAGTTGCGGGAATTGTCCCTGAAATTTTAGATCTTAAGTATCTTTACATCGAAACTGATAGTAAAGTTTACTACAACAGCAATCTGGCTCAAAATGCACCGTTTGTATCGAGTTTGATTCAGTCAACTATCAACAAGTACAAGGAATCTACAGAATTAAACAGGTATGGTGCAAGATTTAAGTATAGTAAATTCTTGAGAATTATTGACCAGAGTCATCCTTCAGTCACTTCAAACATCACAACGATAAAGATGAGAAGAGACTTGGGATTAGCAGTGAATTCTTTCGCAGAATATGCTATTGACTTTGGAAATGAATTCCACGTTGCTTCAATGGCAGGATTTAATATTAAATCAAGTCCATTCAAGGTTTTAGATATTTCCGATAATGTCTACATTGCAGATATCCCAGATACAAATAGAAGAACAGGATCAATCGTCTTATATTCTCTTCCAACTGAGGGATCTACTGCACCAGTCATAAGAAGAAAGAATATTGGAAGAATTGATTATAGAACGGGTCGTATTGTTTTGAATCCAATCAATATAGTCTCTGGAAAAAATAAAAATGGGCAGCAGATTATGGAAATCACTGCACTTCCTCACTCAAATGACATCATCGGATTACAGGATTTGTATTTGCAACTAGATATTAGTAGTGTAGAAATGATCATTGATGAAATCAGTTCTGGCTCGGATCCATCAGGTTCTAGTTACACCTCTAGCTCCAGCTACAGGGATGTAAACAACAATCCATATTAATCATTTAAAAAATATTACTGCAAGATAAAGAGATGGCGGAAAAGAGAGTACAATTTAACAAGATTGTTAAGAGTCAGTTACCTGCATACGTAAGAGACGAATTCCCTCTTATCGGAGAATTTCTGACTGAGTATTATAGAGGTCAAGAATATCAAGGTGGACCAGTTGACCTTATTGAAAATATTGATTCTTACATCAAGTTAAACGAATGTGGAAACACTGTCGGGTTTACCTCTCTCACATCTAGTGTTGATAGTATTGATAGCACAATCCCTGTAGACAATACCAGCGGATTTCCTCAAAACTACGGACTGCTTCGCATTGGCGATGAAATCATCACTTATACTGGCATTACAACCAATAGTTTCACTGGTTGTATTCGTGGTTTTAGTGGTATTACTTCATTTAGAAATCCAGATGACCCTGAGGACTTAGTATTTTCCTCTTCATCTTCAGATTCTCACTCAGAAGATACAAGAGTCGAGAACTTAAGTGTACTATTTTTAAATGAGTTCTTAACGAAAGTCAAAAAACAGATTTTACCTGGAATTGAGAACAGAGATCTAACTGCAGATCTAAATCAACCAGAATTTATCCGCCATTCTAAGGACTTTTATTCCACCAGAGGAACGGATGTTTCATTTAAGATCCTGTTCAAGGCTCTGTATGGGGAAAATGTAGAGATTGTTCGTCCTAAAGATTATATAATTTCTGCATCTGCAGCAAACTTTAGAAAACAAAGAAGCATTATTGTAGAGGCAATCTCTGGAGATCCTTTTGATCTGGTCAATAACACCTTATTCCAAGATCCATTTGAAAATATTTCTAGAGCATCTTCTCCAGTTGCGAATGTAGAAAGAATTACTGTTGGTATTCTGACCGACGTTTACTATAGATTAGGAATTGATGGATCATATATTCAAAATACAGGAACTTCTGACCTTCTGTATGATCAATTTACAGTTCATGCTAAGACCAAGAGCATTGGTGAAGTTGGTGTAGGACAATCCTTTATTAATGTAGATTCTACATTAGGATTCCCAAAGACCGGTACTTTGACCTTTGTTTATGATAATACCAATGTAGGAGTTGTAACCTATTCATCAAAGACTGTTAATCAATTCCTTGGAGTTTCTGGAATTGAAGCAACTATTGCTGACGGTACAGATATTGATCAAAATACATATGCATATTCTGCCGGATTGGGAAGAACAGATGGAATTCGTGTAAAAATTAGATCCGTTCTCAATCGCCTTGATGTTCCTGTTAATACTCATAACCAAAAAATTGGATCTAAAGTTAAAATCAAATCTTTAGGAAGAATTGCTGAAAATGATGTAAGATCAAATAACTGGTTGTTCAATACAGCACCTTTTTATGAAGTTGAGTCAATGACTCTGATTGATGCTGTTAACGGAACCTATAGATTAATAACAAATGA